GTTGTTTGTACCAACAGTAGTAGCACCACCAGCAGTAATAGCTAATGTCGAGAAGTTTGTTGGAAACGCTTGCGTAAGTGAGTAACCAGTCTTATCGTTGTTAGTTACAACAGTAACTGCACCGGTTGCGTTGCCAGTAGGTAGCGATCCAGTAGTACCCTGCGCTACGTTAGGCATAGCAGTTAAGCCAAGACGCACTGCATCATCAGGGTTAAATGCTACAATCTGATACTCAAGTAAAACAGGAGCCATGTTAGTAGCACCTTTAAGCATAACAATAGCTTTATCTGTACCAGCTGTTGCAAACACAGCATTAGGTATGTCAAATCTATATAGCCCCGGCATGTTGGTGCCGTCAACAGCAACAAATCCACCAGATGAATATGCACCAGTAGCTGTCTGTGTGACCAATGGGATGTTTACTCTTGCGCCTCGCTCAACACAATAGTCAGCCGTAAGACCAGCAGAGTTAAACACTAACCCAGTTAGTCCTGCACCAGTAGATACAGATGAGTTTTGGATAAACACATACTCTGTACGGCTAGTATTGTTGATCTGTACTAATTGTTTAGCCATTTATCCCACCCTTCATTCCCGGATGTACTACCATTCCACCTCCAGTAGCTCCAGCCACAGGTGTTGCATCAATTTGCGCAAATGGAAGTGCCTGATAACTTGCAGTCGAGAATGATAGGAACGCTCCAGATGTTCCGTTTCTACTAACTACATCCAGCGATAGTATCTCGCCATTAAATGTTTGAGAACTATCTGTCGTGTTCTGTATGTGGAAATATTGAAGCGTTTTTTCAAATGCGTTTTCAACTACAAAAAAGTACGTAGTACCACCAGTTAATGTCGGATTAGTCGTAAAGTTAAAACTATAGTTAGTAACAGTTTGTGTACCAACGCGTTGAAGTCCATGTCCATATGACGGACTAGATCCCACAGTCGTTGTTCCAGCAGCATCTAAAATACGTCCAGTATATGTACCTGTAGTTTGCGCTGCTGCACTTAAACGCAAGCCCTTGATAACTATCTCATTTAAAGTGTAATTGAAACCTGTAGGTAGACTAAATCTAAATCCTGTTTGTGACGTTGCGGCAGATGTCGCAGTAGTTGTCTGTGGTGTTGCACGACTACACTTATTGGAATACCAGACAGTAGAAGAACCAATTGATATATTTGGATAACCAGCTGCTGGAGTTACTCCGTTTACGCCATATTCATCAGCGTTCTGTGAATACGCCGTGTTAGTAGCATATGCAGCATTAAAACCACAACCTGCTCCAAATGTGGTACCCGGAAAGATACGTACTGCATATCGCTCACCTTTGGTTAATGCGGAAGTAAGCGTCATTGTAAATTGAACAATTTCACCGGGAGGCATTGTGCCAACGTCGTTGTCAATATTTGCAGTGCCTGAAAGCGGTGCTGCACTATTCCATACACCTACACCAGCTTGAACAGATATGGCATACAGTCTTGCTGAGACATTTTCACCACCGTTATTAGTGTTATTAGCGCATTGAATGGCAATCCTAAAACTTGCTCCATTAGCAAAATCAGCTGGACAAATAAATACGTATGTAAATCCAGATGTACCACTAGCAGTCTGAATAGTCCTCAGAGCGTATGTATAGTCTGATGGCCCAAATGGGAAGAATGTATTGAACTTTGCCATTATGCATTACCGCCATCAGGATTTACTGTTACGTTAGCAGTATTGCTTAATGTTCCCTCCCATGCAGCAGTTTCATCATCTTCCTTATAAACCGATATATTTCCGTCACTAACAATTACTCTGTTGCGCATAGCCCGTAATGCAGATCGAACAGTCCGTTCATTTACTACATCATTACTAGACCCTGAACTATCCAGTAACCTATTAAGTAATGCGTCAGCAATCTGCGTTCGTTTATGCACGTGGATAGGAATAATTGAAAAGGCATCACCCGGTTGAGGTTCCGATGTTAATGGGTCCTCTGTTGTTATAAATCCGTTCGTTTGTAAATATTCTGTAACTGGAACAGATTGACCGGTACAGTTCCCTGTAGTAAATACAATTGTCTGTTCGTCGTATGTTTCATTACTAGCCGTTAAGTTTGTGCTAAACGAATTAAATGTAGCAACAACTGCATTAGTTACAAGACCTGTAACTCCAGTGTAAACAGAAGCTAGATCACGTAATATTCTTCCTGCTGATCCGGATATAGAGTGAGTAGAAAGAAGTTCATCCCATACTGCATCTACCAGTTCGTCAATAAACGATGTGTCAGTTGCAGTATTGGTAATAACGTTTGGCTGGAACTCGTGTACATCCGCAGCTGCATGATGCGAACCAGTAATAGACACCTGATGCTGTGCCGACTGCGATAGCAATGGATATCCACTAAACGAATCGTATGTAGTAAACCGTGCGCTAGATGCAATTGGGTCATTTGCTAACCGCAAGTTGATTGCAGAGTTACCAAATGTTGCAGATGTAATAGCACCAGCCGTTAAAGTGCGAGTTGTGTGCGACCAGATATCACTGACTGTTGGAGCAGTAGAAGATGTGAGAGGATCACCTGAATAAACATAACCAACTGCTTGAACTGGTCGCATGACTGCATCTGAAATCGTGACAGTTATTATGCCGACTGTATCCAGTAATGCTTGCGTAAGTTCGTGAAACCACAGTCCATTGCTAATGTGCGTAAACGCTGGATTTAATACAGTTATTGCTGGTGTAACACCATTCTTAGTAACTTGAACTAGCGTTGAAACACTTAAACCAGTTGTGACTGGAGTGTATCCATCAGCTGCAGCAGCTGCATAAAAAAATATACGCCTGCGTAAGCCATTAGTTTCGTTCTGTGTAAATTGAAACATTAGTTAATACCTGCGTTTATTGTATACCGAGAAGTTGTCGCTAACGTGCTAGGTGGATTCGGTATGGTTGCTGGACTGAAGTCAGTAATATCAAGATTTATAACATATCTAAACGTACCTGATTCAGTCCATGTGTTGGCTGTTATATCGGCCTCAACACCAAATGTAGGTATGTCACTTAAACAGTTAGCGTCTTGCGCTCGGTTATAAGTAAACTTGGGTAGGTTTAAAGCATCCCCACTGCTTTGTATTCCAACTACATATTTAACACCGGTTGTAAGTAATTGAGGTGTGTTAAACGGAATGTATACCTGACCATTATTTGTATACATTGCATTAGTAAAAGATGGCGCACCGCCATCTGCTATTACTCTAGATGTTATTAAAGTCGGTGGGTAAGACGTGGCATTGTAAAGCCGTAATGACGCGGTTATAAAGTTAGGGTTAGCTTGAATTGGCAGTAGTACACCCTGTAACGAACACGTTCCACCCATAGATGTTGGTACTGTAAACGCTACTCCAGCTAACTGATTTGTACTAAAACTACCAATATTTACAACGCTTTGTCCTTGAACTGGGTAGCCATATGTTTTGGTTGTGGATGCTACTCCAAATCTAAAAGGAGACGCATCTTGAGTCCACGTTCTGGCAAATGGTTGACCAGACATTAAAGTGTAATCACGCTTACTTTGATCTTGAGTCTGCACCAGACTTAGGCCACCGCTCCAAGTGCCGTAGGTCTCAAGACCTATAGCAACTGTATTTCCTCTTGTTACGTTTTGCGGAGTAGTGAGGTTCCACCATATAAATGTTGGAGTACTAATACCAGCTGTAACACTAATTGAGTTTGGATCCGTATAGGTCTTTGTTGTAAGAGGATTTGCGGGTAGCGATTGACCTTTGACATATTGCCACATTGCAATACGTACAGGTGGTGTACCAGAAGAACTACTTACACACATACCGAGTTGTGTAATAGTCATGTCTTCCTCGGCTGTATAAACATTGACTATGTACTGACTTGTAGCATTAAATGTCCATTGGGTATAGCCAAATGCTGGGACAAATCCTGTGCCGTATCGGCTAACTGTATTTATAATCATGTTGCTACTACCCAAATATTGTCAGGGTCGCTAATTGATAAAGATGCAGTCTTGCCATCAATTCTTTGCTCTGAATAATCTAAAAGCAAAAGTGTTCTAAGTAATAGTTTTATTTGCGGTGTTAATGATGCGCAATAATCTAAAAATGCTTGCTCACTCTCAAAAACAAGTGATTCAGATTCGTTCCACCAAATAATCAATCGACCATCTGCCATCATATCTGCGTGAAATATTTGTGCTGATTCTGAGTATGTCATTGGCTCACCTTTTTAAGTGCGCCTTCAATTAGGATGTTAAAAGCCTGAACTGTTCGTAATCCTAATGTACCAAGTAAAAAAGAAAGCCCAATCATCTGATGGGGCTGCTCCCACCCAAGTTGCTTAGCAACTAGAGGTGTCAAGTATATTGCTGATGCAGTGCCTGACAACACAGTTATAAGACCTTGCATGACAGTTTTAATTTTGTTCCAGTCTGTACCAATGACTGCACCAATAAAACCAGCAAGTAAAGTGTTCAGATCAATCTGCAATTTATCCATCGATATGCCTCGTCGTTTCACTGATCTTGGTAACCTCCGGTAATCTCGTGGAGAACACGGGCAGATTGCTGTCTTGCCTCATAAAGAAAGCAATCAACGCAGTTGCCATTGCAGGTATACCAGCACGTAAGCCTTCGACGCTACATAAAAGCAGAGCGCGAGTCACCGTGCCAAAAGTGGCATTATCAGGAATATGTTGAGTCTTCCAAGAAGCGTCAAACTCTGGAGCAGCACTAGCCGTAAATGCAGCTAGTGCAACTAAGACTAATCTGCCCCAAGCGATTGTCACTGTTTGCCTCCAGCAGTCATAACTGGAGGAACACTGAAGATTCCGTTGGGTCCTTTATATGATGGGTCTAACCGCATCCACAATTGCATGCGGACCTGATCATACCAATCACCCCAGAATGTACGACCAACAAGCGATGGATCGTCATAGTTTTTAAGTGCAATCTTACGAGCAGCATATGCAGGTAGTGCTTGCAATAACAAGTCATCACTTAAAAATGAGAATGTTCCAGAACCTTCAGTAATAGCCGTGGGTAATCCCGCACCGCGAGCTATAAATGAAATTGCAGTAGATGGTACAGAATAGAAACCAATATTGTTATAGCCAGCTTCGTACCAGTACGTTGGTTCACCAGCCGTAATAGTGTAGTTAAGATCGTATGACCGCAATTCATTTTCCCCGCATCGGGTAAGTGGAATAGTTGTCCCGTTGATGTGAATTGTAATTGGGCAAGTTAAAGCGGATGCACTAAAGTCGTAAGTTCTTCCAGTGTGTGTTGGCACACTTAATGTTGTCGGAAGATATACGCAAGTGCGACATAAATCAAAAGCAGCTTCATTTAAATACTGCAAAATGCCGTTGTTATTAGTAAGCGCAGGAGCACTTCCAGTTCCACTAGGTAATTCAGCTATGACACTATCGTCTGACTCATTGAGTAAACGCAGTGTTTCGTCTCTGAGATCATCAAATCCCTTAGCCATTACTTTGCTCTCCGTGCGTACGTACTTGCGAAATTATCGACCATTGCTAATCGGTCTAGATATTCAGCTTTGAATATCTGATATCCATTCATGTCAGCCATCTGCATAGAACGTGCTTGTAAGACTGCGTAAACAAGGCAGTCATGAGCAACATCGGGTAATGGGCATTCAGTAGAATCTGTGTTAGGCAACGCAGTGCCTGTTGTTGTGTATTGCCAATTGTCGCCCGGTTGAGCGTAGCCTTCAATTAAAAGCCCATTAGTAAGCGTAGCATTTACAGCTGGATAAACACTAATGTTATTCATGCCACGAAAAACGACTATTTCAGGTCGTGTGTCACTAGGTAAGTTCCGCCAGTAATCAATATACTGGTCACTGTAATCAAATACTCTAACTTTTTGATATTCACCTAATGTATCTAAAACTTTAACTACTTTAATTCTGTAAATATCGGGAGCACAGTAGTCATTTACGTCAATCGTAAGATCTAAATACCGACGGCCAACCAGACAGTCCGTTTGACGAGCTATCTGATTGGCTTGTTCAATAATTAAATAATCTAGGCCAAATGGATCACGATCTGCATCAGTGCCAAAGTAATTTCTACCTAGCATCCTAACATTACGTTTAATTTGACCTAGATTCATAATTAGATCGTACCTTCTCGACCAGTCTGGAACGCACAGCGTCCAACAGCAACTAATCCACCAGTTCGTAACGTGCCAGAAACAGCACGAACCTTAATGAACTTAGCATAAGATTGCACTGGAACAGAAATAAGTGCGCTATTTACGTCACGTACAAATGTTACAACACTAGTTCCGGTTGCAGTTGGTGTAATTGCTGCACCACCACGCGTAGCAGATAACTGAATGTTGTTTCCAACAACACTAACAACGTAATAAACAGTACCAGCTGTAAATCCAGTAACAGTCGTAGTAAATTTAACGCTATCGTTAACCTGCACTAAACCACCATTAGGAGACACTACGTTAACCTGTGCATTAGTTACTGCTAACGTTTGCACGAACGCTACCGGAGGAGTCCAGATTGTGCTTGCTTGTACTGTCGCTGCATTGCCAGTCGCAACCGGCAGTGAAAAGGACTGGGTGTTTGACCCATGAACCTCAATCTGCAACGTGTCATCAATTGCAATAGCAGTTGTTTGAACAGCAAGAGTTACATAGAGTGGGTTTAAGATTTGTCCACGGACGTAATCATTTGCATCAACAGTCCCACTGTTATCGTTATCAAGTACGATTGGTGCGCCAAGATATGTAGCTGGGATTGGGTTGACAAGCAGTCCACCGTAATTCAACTCAGTTGTAATAGCAGCAGGTGAACCCGTTGCACTGGCGTGACTTAAAGTAGTAACGCCATTCGCACTTGGTGCTGTTACGCCAAACTGACCGGAACCAGCAGTCTGTGTAGGCCACGAAAAAGATAAAAGACGATCTCGCATTGTAATTCTCCTTAACTGGTTGCTAACCGTAAACGTGCAAGTGAACGTACGTTAGGCATCCAAAGACCCATGCCCCAGTCAAACAGAACATTATGCATAATTCCGTTTTCCTTAGACTTGCCTAGGTATTCAGGCTTAAATGGACCAGACTGCCATCCCTGTACATATCCAGTACCATAACGAACCGCGTAGATATCGTTAAATCCAGCAGGTGCAGTAATGACTGGTGTTAAACCATCAGTCTTGCGTCCTACCGTACGAATCTTTGCGTTCTTGTAAGACTCAACACCGCGATCAAATGCATCACGTTGTGTTTCAAAACCAGTACCTGCTCCAAGCATGCGGATGACAGATTCAAAGCGTCGCTTTGTTTCTTCGTTCATATACAGAACAATGCCGGATCCGTCAGGAGCATTAAGGTTATCAAACAGTTCCTGCATTGCAGAAAGCGTACCGTTTCCAACAGTCATGTTAAACGTTCCTGCAACGTTTAAGGAAGCTGCTGTAGAAGCTGGTGCAATTAAACAGTCTGTTGGGATATCGAATTGCGCACGGTTCTCAAGACGATAGCGAATACCGGGGAAACAGTCTGGGCTATTGCCAGCTGTTGCCGATGTCGGATCGTTATTAATGAACTTGTCATTAAAATCGTACGCAAAACCCTCCATAAAAATCTTAATCTGTGCTTCTACAGGATCAATGATGTTGTTTGGCTGATCAAGCAAACGAGAGTCAACCGTAATCTTATTACGGATGAGATACATCTGCTCTTCGTACGACTTTGGCTTGCCCTTGACTGCGTTTGGTTCACCGTTGATGGTTGACCACGTCGGAGTCGGGATAGTGCCGGGTTCGTTAGTGTAACGAACTCCAACCTGCCGTAAGGAAGGCGATGTGTAAAAAGGGATGTCCTTGATTGCGTTCCACGTCTGGTGCAAAGACATGGTGATCTCTTTTACAAGAGGATCATTAGAAAGGACAGCTTGATCTGCGAGTGTTAAAGCACCGTTGAAATCGATAGCCATTTATTTCTCCTACCGGATCCCTAGTAATCTAGTGATTCCACCGAATCCAGTTTGTTGTGAATTGCGTGGCGGTGGGACAGTAGCGTTAGCTGAGTCTCCACCACCAATTGGTGTTGGTGTGCCCTGTTGTGTAGTAACCATATTCATTAATTCTGGTACTAGCGATTCAACAAGACCTGACACCTGACGGTGTACAGCAGCAGCAGCATCTAGCGGTGATACTCCCTGACCAATTAGGTTATCTACAATATCCTGTGCTCTAGATGCATATGGATATTGCTCAAATGCTTGCTGGCGTTGCTGTGCAACCATATAAGAATTCATCTGACCAACTACTTGGTCATAACGCATTCGTTGAATTTCAGATTCGGCTTGTACGCGAGCTAGTTCTGGATCCATATAGTTCTGCTGAACTTCTTGACTCCATCGCTCGCGTATTTGGTTTTCCTGATATTGCTGTTGTTGCTCAGCATAAGCTTTTTGCACATCAGCTGCAGATTGATACCCGCTATCTTCAAACTGCCGAATCACATCAGCCCATTTAGAGTACGCTTCCTGCGCAGCTCTTAGCTGTTTTGCTTCATCATTAACTTCTTTAAAACGTTCATATGGCACATTTCCGGGAGTTTTTTCCGGAGCCACGTTTTCAAGAAGTCTCTGTTTTACTCGCTCTTGTAACGAATTTTGATCAAACCCAATATCTGATGATTGCGAACTAGAGTCTGTGGAGGTTGTTAACGCCTCATTTCCACTTTCGCTGGGACCGGCGCTTTCCCTAACGAAATCTAACATCGCACCACCAACATTGCCCGTTGCCGCTGCTGGCGAATCAGCGGTTCGTGTCACCATCTCTTCGGACATTTCTAATATACCTTTACTTTATTAAAACATGCCAGTGTTTGCTGGCTGCTGCCCACCCGATTGTGGCAACATCGATTGCTGCTGCATCATTGGCTGTTGAGTAGGTTGTTGTACTGGCATTGGTCCTTCAGGAGCCATTGCTTGAGACTTACCTATTTCGGTCATTGCATACTCTTCGTTTTGTTGAGCATCAATACCAGCCTTAGCAGCTGCAAGAGATATATCGGCCTCAAGCTTAGCTTGAATAATGGCCTGTTGTTTTTGCACTTCCAGCTGAACCTTCATCTGCTCAACCTCTGGATTAAACTGTTCCTGTTTAGCCTGTGCTTCCATAGCAGCTTGCTGTTGCATCATTGCTGCCTGTTGCTGTTGCATCATCTCCATCTTTTGAGCTTGCTGATCTAAGTGCTCGTAGATGCGAGATGCATGCGGGATATTTGCAAGTTCAATAAATAGCCTGTTGGTACTTGGATCCATAGGGTCTCCAAATACTCCCATCTGTCGTAACGCAGCAAGTTTTTGCAACTTTTGGTCAGGGCTATCATCCATTGATGATCCGGGAATATAGACAATGCGATATTGCCCACCACTACGCAATGCATCAAATCGCATTACGCCTTGTCGAATTTGATCCTGTGGCAACATCTTGCCTTGTATATTTCCAACAAATGGAACAATAGCAAACTGCTGAATTAAAGACACTTCCCACTCTTTAATTTTAGATGCACTAATCTCAATGTCGGCTCGGATAAAACTATGTTGTGTGTTGTCACTGCGTTGCAATAAACGCACTGACTCAGCTGGTGTTCCAGCACTTGCCTGTCCCTGACTGACGTCGTGTAGACCAGCTACATCCATCATGTCTTTTTCAATCATCTGCAATAATGGGAACAGATCTGATCCAATGCCGGGTGCTCTCTGTATTTGTGGTGGATGACTACCGCGCTTGTAGTTGATACGACGGTAAATTCGATTGTTGTCATCAATACTGTCACTCGAATTATCGTAAGCATCCGCGCCTATACCACTTAAATTTTCTGCTAGAACGTAGTCTTTTTGATTTTCAAATTGTTCTACGAGTCTAGAGTAAATTCGGTTATACGTTAATTGTAATGAGCATAGATCCCATCCCAAGCTATAGCCGTATGGTGTTCCACTACGCGGTTGCCAGCGCAAAGGAATAAATGGGAACGCATCCTTTTTCTCATATGGCCACGGTCCTCCGTACAACAAACAACTGTTTGTGCTTACGATATAGCGACCAGACGGATACAGAGCCGATGGTTTTTCCCAGTATTCGTAAACAACAGCAGCTTGTTTTTTAGTATCTTGATTACCTAAATTACTTGGAGATGGAGGAACCCATCCGCGACCATTTCCATTAGTTCCATCAAGATACGTATCGACATAACCCGCGTTTGCACCTGTTTGACCGTCAGGTTTTACTAACTTTCCTTGATCGCCATACTTGTCAATAAACCATGATAATGGTTTGACCATTGCGTGAATCAACCAACGGATGTCATCATCCCTCTTAGCCATTGGATCAAAGTAAACATCAAACGCAGGAAGAATCTGCTCTACAATATCCCCTACTTTCATTGACGTATGACCAATGATTTCGGAGCCAGTAGCATCCATCTGTGGGACAACTTGTTCTCTGCTTGCATCCCAGAATATTTTTAAAAATGATGTACCGCTAACGCAAGCCCATCGAACACGTTCTTTTGTTTGTGTCTCGCGATCAAACTTTCGGTTATAGTGATTAACAATATAGTTGGCCTCATCGGCAGCCATTAAATCAACTGGGTTATTACTAATTGGTACAGCACTTGAATCTGGCGCACATTGCGTTAATTTACCTACTACACCGTCAATCAAGGGGCGCATTTTATTTACAGTCAAATATCTGTTTGGTTCTTTCTCGTGCATCAAGCTCTCAAGGTTACGAGCTTGACTATTGATACGAAACCATTGACGGCCCTCAAAAAATGCAGTGGACATAACCCACTCTAGTTCCATTTCTTGACGCGCCCTATAAGATAAATCAAACTGCTCTTTAATAAACGCGGTTATTTTTTTGGCTTCTTCAGGCTGATCTTTTGGGATTACTCGCCAATCTTTTGCATTAAGATCAAGCTTTAAATTGTTAGGGTTTTCCAATTTGTTGTCGGTTAACGGAAAACTCCCTTGTGTTCCATTTGAATTTGGTTTTGCAAAAGCGGACACTTTTGGCTGCTTATTCATTAATGTCTTAGACATAGCAGACTGCATCAAGTTATTAATATCTATAGACATTTTCAAATCCACCTTTCATTTGAAACGATTGTCTGTACTAATAATCGTTCCTCTTTTATCTGCCGTAAATGATTTACCAGCCCGTAAAACAATATGGACTGCAGAATCAAACATATCGTGCAAATAATAGCGCACACACTTAGCAAAACCATCATAACCACTTATTATCTTTCTGCTTCATCCATGTAGGAATATGTTTTTCCGCCGATGGCATTTTATCTGCTAGTTCGGGACATTTAACAGGATACTCGCGCCACATTACGCCGTACCTAAAACTATCAATGGCGTGGTCGTTCTTTGTCCCACTGTCAATGTCTTCAGGGTCACGTGGGTGAGCCATCGTATTGCTCAATTGCTTGATTAAGTTAGGACATGCACCACGGACAATTTGCAGTTTTGGCTTAGGTACACCGTTAACAACATCCGTAGAATCTAACCATTCTTTCACGCGTCTCCAACCAGCTTTTCTATCTTTTACTGCCCGAACGGCTGGTAAACCCTTTTCCCACCATACCTCTACAGGATATTCACCAATGCGTTCTTCAGGCTTCATTGGTGGGAAAGTATTTGCCCAGTCAAACGCTAAAGCTTCTAGTTTTGTGTTCCATTGTCCGTCTCGCATTTTAATGTTTACTGGAGACGCTAGTTTTTTTGATTCAAGTAATTCCAAACACTTATCTGCTTGTTTACTGCTGACCAGTCCGGCCTCGTACATTTCACCAATGACGTAAACATTTTCTCTGTCATCACTTGCGTACAGAAGGAAGCAAGCAGGTGCTCCAGTGCCAAAGTCATGACTTGCCCAAATACGCCACCATGGTTCTATCTCTACGTGATCAACAACATGCCATGGCTTTCCATCGGAACTATACTCCCTAAAGTCAGGAAAGAATAATCCACCAACACCAACTTCGTGCTGGCATTCTCTCAAGAATGACAAGAGACCATATGTGTCAATTTCGTGCTGGCATACTTCTATTGTTTTGTGATGCCACGTCGGTGTTCCGCCAGTAATCCTGTATCCAAGACGACCATCTTCTCGCTCGTAGGTCGTGTACTCTAAATCCTGTACTGCGGGAACAATAGGTGACTGTATGCGATCTTGCAGCATGTCTAGTTCACCACTTAGCACCTGTGACATAACCGAGTTGGCGTGAATCCTGTTCTGCACAAACACAACTGCACAGTCAGTGCTTTTTGCCGGGAGAATGGTTTGTGTTATTGTGCGTATCTTTTTATCTACCGCATTCACCGAGTCGTCAAGCTCATCAATGTCGTCCAATATAATCATGTCAGGTCGCAGGTGATCCAACTTAACACCACGAGCGCCAGTGTCAAGACCAAAGGCAAGGATATTAAAACCATTTGCTGTGCGTAATTTACTAGCACTCCATCCCTTAGAAAATCCATACTTATTCACGGCTCGCTCAATGCCACACCGCTCCATTGCTGTAGCAATATCTTGAACGTGCCTATCAGCCATGTCTTGCGTCGCACACACGTACACAGCAAATCTGCGAGTCGCTTTAACTGCTAATCTACTTACGATAAGTTCCATCGTAGTTGATTTACCACCACCGCGAAACCAACATTCAATAAGTGATGAACAGAACTTGTGAGGCTCTATGGCCTCAGCCCACTGCCAAGCCCGGTGATGATGCTCTGCTAATGTAGATGACGCTGCATGCGGAGCATATACACGTAGCCAATCCTCGTAGTTTAAATCGTATCCGGGAAGAGCAGTTGCCAAGCCACTGTCATAATCACCCATCTCAATAGCAGTATCTAATTCCTCTGACAGTGCTTCTAGTAATGCTACTGTAAGTGGCTTTGTTGGTCGCACAAACTTTTTGAAAGCTCGCGGTGTGGCTCTACTGCTCGCTACTGTCTTCATCTATTATTTCCGCGTCCTGTATATCTTCTTCTTGATACTGCTTGAGTAGTTTGGCAAAACCAGATTTGATAGCAGTTAATTCATTTGCATCTCGAACAGCACCCTTGACAATCTTTAGGATTTGCATTGCAAAACTATATGCCTGATCGACTTCCAATGTGTAGGCTTTCGTGTGCATCATACGTGCTTCTGCCTCCACGATGTCAGTACGTTTTTCAATTAACTGAACAACATCTTGGCTTGCACGATACACATCAATACCTTCATTGATCATGCGTCCTAATTCTTTAAACGCTGGCTTAAACTCATCTGTGTTCAATGTCGCGTTACACACGCTCATTTGATCTCTTATAGATTCATAATGCTCTAGTGAAATTCCATTACTTGCAGCTTCAGCGCGAACATCCATCAATGCAGTTAAATATGCTGCGTCGTCCTTAAGACTGAATAAGTCAGGGTCTTCCCGCAATTCATCTATACGTGACAATAACTTTGGAGCAACACTAGAAAATCTACGACGTTGCTTTGACCATAATCCAGTTTTAAACGCAGGATTATCTGGTCCAGCTAATGCCTTACCGCCATGGTATTTACAGTAATCTCTTCCTTTCACAGCTATGTTGTTGCATAACTCACCATGCATATTCTTTGACGAACAAAGTTTTACTTTAGCTTTACCAAGCAGTTTGACGCGGTCTTCTGTTTCCACTATCTTTGCATTCTCAATTCTGACGCTGTTGGAAGTTTACCCATGCCTATTGGCGTTGGTCGTATAGGCTTTCCAGTTGGTTTAGTAGCAGAAGCTATAGTTCCGGAAGGATTTGTTGCAAATTGTTCCAGTTTTGGACCTACGGCATTTACAATGTTGTATTTTAATTTCATTAATTTACCAATGTCATTTAAAAATTGAGCATTAGTTTTTGCTGTTTTACTGTTATTTGACGGTGCGTATTTACCAAGCGCGTTTGACACTGGCGCATTTTTATTGTCAGATAACCGCGCTAACTGTAGCATCATTTCGTCTTCATCTAACACATCACCTACGTTTTCAGTTGAGTACTCTAATCCAGTTTTTAATTTTTTTACCCATGGTTGCCTTGCTACATTATGCTTTGCAGCTAATTCAATTAAGTTTTGATGAGTTGGCATGCCCGGTATGACTTGACCGAGTTGATGAATTACTTGAGCTATGCTGGGATTGTCTTTCCCTAATGGCATAGTTAATAACTTAGATAATTCAGATCCTACGGGGATGTTACCAAAGTCAGTAGCAGTGTTAAGTGCAGCAGCTGTCTGTGGCTTTCCCTTCGATGCTCTTGCCATTGCTAGGTCTTTAGCCATATTGACACCTAATGGAGTTCCAATCATAGCTAATGCGTTTGCGCGTTCTGACTCTGGAATATCAGAATCAAGTAATCGCAATAACTGAACTGCAGAATCATAGTACATCTGGCCTTCGCCTAGTACACGTCCAGCCCCCCTGCTAACCTTTCCACCTTTAGCAAGTTGACCTTGCGCAGCAGACATTACTGGCACAGCAAAAAATGGATTAGCGCCTGTCATACTAGGTGGTATATGCGCACCTAGTGCCTGAATCGGAGGACGAGTAGTTCGCTTTGGTTCTTGATATGTACCAAATACATTGTTTATGTAATCTTGTGGCATTATCGTCCCTTTCCTCGTTCTTTTGCAATTTCGTTATAACCAATCAGACTCATCAATCCAAGACCAGCATTTTTAACACCCTTGCCAAGAGTGTTAACCTTTGGCATCTGAACTCCTGTGCGAGGTAATTGTGTGGTTACTCTAGTTTTGACAGGTTCAGGAGCTGGTGGTGGAGTAACAGGAGGGCGTCGCAAGTTAACTTTTTCTCCACTTTTAACTATTCTTACGGCTCCCGTTTTATTTGACTTCTCCATCGCCTGCTTAATTTCTTCTCTGCGTGCAGGCTTATACGACTTTGACGTAGCTTCAAGAGTTTCAATTGCCTGTTGTGAAGGCACCTTAGATAAATCAATGTCCTTCCAGACATCGAGCATATCTTGATTGCCCTGTGCAGTAATCCATCCCAGTTTAGGAAAGAATAGTGTTACGGCTCTCATCTGCTGCCGTCTATTCTGTGCGCTTTTCGCTTGGAATGCTTCAGACGCTATACGTAGTTTTTCCTCATTACTAACATTTGGCGCAGCTTGAGGCTTAACAGTATTAATCCTCTTACTGCGGATTGCTGTGGCAACATCCTCGTCAGCATATGACTCTGCCTCTTGGTTAGCCTGTTGATCAATTAAAGATTGTGTATCTTTGTGAACCCTGATTCTTGCTTCTGCATCATCGTCATACAACGCACCTGCATACTGCCTCAACTGTTCGCGCATCATCATAGATGCTCCATCTTGCCCATCTCGTGCATATGGATGTGATTCGAGAACAGCCTTTACAATACGTTCTACTTGAGCAGCACGTGCATCAGGACCACCTTCTGCATCATATGACATATTCATGTCTAAATCGTAGACAACCTTTTTTGCAGTTGCCGTTAAACTCTGCCATCCAGTGCTTAGTTGCCATTTTCCGTAAGAGCGACGCTCACCCTTAGCTTCTCGTTCGATAGTATCTGCTACGCGATCAGCAATATCTGTCGCTTTGCCCCGTGTGCTAGATGCATTCATTGCCCATCTAACTCTTGCATCTGGGGCCAACGCTAGATTCTCGCCATATGTATTTAAGAACCCAATGAGCTGTTGTCCTTGATATTTGTTTAAATTTTGCAAGTAAGATGTAAACTCAGCTGTATTTATTTTCCCCCCTCGGAGAACATCCGCCATTTGTCCATTGACACGCATGGTGTCATAAACATCTAATCCAGAGATGCGACTAAATTCTCGCTGTGCTTCCGTATCAGTGCCGTAAATAATTTTCTCGATGTGTGATTTCAAATCATTGATTTGCATTCGCACATAATTTTTGTCAACACCAACAGTTGTTTGATCCTTATTAGAACTACCTAATATCTTAGATGATATTTCAACTGTAAGATCCTGTGGCTGTATCTGATACGCCTGTTGGCCAGCAGCATTTAATACTGGTTCGTAATCGCTGCCAACTCGCCTGTAAACAGGAACACGCACAACGTCAGATGCACTAGTTGCACGTACTGGCTTAGTCGTAATTGGTGTTCCATCTTCTGTGACGGCATATCCAACGACACGTGATGCTGAACCACGCCCTCCTGTAGTAGCGTTTGTCTTAAAATATCGATTGACATCAACGCCGGGTGTATTACTTACCCATGCTTGTAACATATCAACAGCTTGTGCAGTTCGTCCTGTTCCCGATGCAGCTCTAATAGGCTTACTGTAATCGACCTTACCGCCAGTCTGGCCAAACAAGTATCCTCGCTCACCACCAATTTCAATTCCAGTTTCTAGATCTGCGCGTACATTGTCACGGGCTGTCTTTAACTCACCTAATAAAAACTTGGCACTTTCGATGCGATCAGATGCAACAACTCCTGTTTGAATATTATTTTCAAGTTGCCATACGGCTGCGTCAATTGCTTCTACACTATCACTCCAAACTTGATCCGTTATATATTCACCTTTGTCATTCATCGCTGGACGCAACATAGACTCAAGATCGGAAGCAATCATCCCTCTTTGTTGAGTAGCTGATTCTTCGTTTAATCCACCTGAAAATGTGCTGTATGCATTTCGTATATCGTCGTTATTTGCATTAAATCCTAGCAGTGGAGCTGGCACTCCATACGCTGCACCAAGTGCTGCTATTACAGATTTACCAGATGTAATTTTAAAGTTGGTTCCTTGTATACGTTGTTGACCACGTGCTTGACCTTCCATACGGGCGCGATAAGCTTCTAATCGCGCTTTTCTAGCACCAGCAAACCCAGTAGCCTTTGTCAAATCGTAAGGCAATAATGAGGATGGTTTTGCACCAACAATGTTGTTTTGCGTAACAACGTCTTCACCGAACAACTGCATTAATTGATCAGTACTTGAGTATGGTGCAAGTGTTTTTGCTGCAGCAATTGGATCACCTGCTTTTAATGCTTCTGTGACATTTACCGAGTCAATTGCAAACTGATCTGGATTATCAGAGTAGTCAAATTTAAACAACTGCTCCAAATTTGATTTAACTTGATATCCTGCAGCAGCATTGGTAAGCATTACTTGTTTTGCTCTGCCATCAGCTGCGTTCATTATTTGTTCAAAATTTGGGTCAATAATAGGAACAATTCTAGATATATTACGGACAAGGCCGGATGCCCATAATGGTCTTGGTGCACCATCAACTGGATTAATAACTGGGTCAAGGAATGCAGAAATAAGACCTTGTTCACCTTTACGGGCAGGGCTTAACTTCTGGCCAGTGCTACCTTGGCGCAACATACTAGACCCAGAAGCACCGATTAATTGCTCAACATATGTTTCCTGCCTAGCTGTGCGCTGGATATCAGTGAAGATGCCTTTGATGTCTCCACGGGTAAATATACGTTCAAGTCCCGGTACTTTTGAGACCATGTCCTCAAAACGAACCGCACTTTCTGTAAATGGAACACCCTTTGCTCCTGCCATACGTGCAGCGAGCGCATAATTGCGAGCTTCTCGTCCTTGCTGGGAATCTGGATTTTGCAGATATAACGAATAACCAATAAGTGATTTTGCTAATTGCTGTCCACGCGCACCTGTTACTGTGCCCATCATGTCGTTTACATTTGATAAAGCACGATATCCATCACTATCTTGTATTTCAGCTATCTGTTGATCAATGCTGGCAACTGCATCCGTAGCGTACTGATTAACTCGTTCTGAATCTGCTTGCCACCCAGTTTCGTTCTGTGCCCTAGCCATTGTTTGATGGATATTGGCACCCGGAAATTCTTGTAACATTTGCGCCATAAATCCGTCTGGTGCAATGTCTGGCATTACCTTTAATATTTCTGATGTATCACCGCGCAGGATGGCTGCCTTCTGTGCCTCTAGTGCAGCAATTTTTCGCGAGTATTCTTTATATACATTCCTGATCGCCATTGCCGGGTTAATTGACGCAGTGGGCGATTGCACTTGCTTTAAGATGCGGTCACTAATGTCGATATTAAAACCCATCTGAGCATCAGATTGACGCTCTGGGTCATACGCATTTGCAATAGGGTCAAATGCCAAATAAAGCCTGTCGGTGTCAGATAATGTGTCTCCGGGAAGACCCGTCGATATAACTTTATTTGCACTTGGTAAACCAGATGCGGCATCCTTATTTTGCTGTAATGCACCTAACTGTCGATCACGCTCTTGCGATGTAATTGCCCCAGTATTAAATTGCTGTTCAATCTGTTGTGTCTGAGCGTTATACGCTGCATCCGCACCAATAACAGGAGTATTTAAACCGGGTGTAGCTTGTCCACGTACTGGCTTACGCGTTGGATCATCACGAACAAATCCTTCTTCAATTGACGGATCAACATACGTTGGTGTCTGCTCAACTGGAGCTGGAGCTGGAGCTGGAGCTGGCGTTGGTGCTGGTGTTGGAGCAGCACCACGTCGTTGTACTCCACGACGCGCCTGTGGTGCGCGGGAAGGAGCAATAGGACCCTGTCCAAGAGCTAATAAACTTAGTGGATCTGGTCCAGCAGGAGCCTGTGATTGAGGTTGTGCTCCAACTCCACCATTCTCTACTTGAGCTGGTGTTCCAACATTAGGTGTAGGTGGTGGCATCTGCGGTGTACTTGGTTGACCAGATGCTTGTGGAGCACCCGGAGTTGCAGGTTGTCCTGCGTTACCCGTCTTTTTCTCTTCATCAACCATCATATTCATTAACGCAGATGCCATGGTTTACTTACCTCGTGATTGACCCTTTGGACGTACAATTGGAGCTTTTGAGCCAGTACTAGTTGTTTGTCTTCCTGCTACTTTACCAGCATTAAATCCTCGCATACCAGCACTGTTTACGTCTCGCTTGCGACGCTCATTCATTGCTCCTGCACCAATAATAGTGCCTACTCCAAATGGAATAACTTTTCCGCGAGCACCAGACTTCACTGCTCCAGCAGCGTTGTTTACTGCAGACTTTGCCCTTGCTACAGCCAATGCGCTCTGTGATGGGCGTTTAGCTGCAGCTGCGGCTGTGGATGCATTGGCATCTCGCCTTGATTGCATAGCATCTCGACCATACTTTGCTTGTGCTGCAAGTCGCGCACTGACAGCACGACTATTTGCTAGTTCGACCTGATTATTAGCAGATTTTCGACGATTTGCTAATTCTGCAGCAAATGCATCTGTTGGTCTAGCACCAGCTTGCTGTATACGTCGTACAGCAGCTCTTCCTCGCGACCCTTGATCACCCGCTGCCTTTCGAGTAGCATTTCCAGCTGGCGTGCTAATCTTTCCATCTTTACCTACAACCTCTCCACTGGCGGTACGACTGTATGGTTTATTTTTATCTAGTTGTGGCTTAGCAGCTTTAACGTCTTGTCCTTTGGTATAGCCAGCAGCACGTCGCCCCATTTGTTGTTGCGCAGCTGGTAACCTGCCCATACTTTCACGTGCTAGATCAGACGGCGAAATGATTCTATGACCAACTCCAGTGGCTGCATCTCGACGACTTGTTTCGGCACGTCGTCGCATTACATCTTCTTTAATTATCTCTCCGGTAATATTGTTGATCCTGTGATCACCTCTGCCAGTAGTTGGGTCCGTTAAAATACCTTTAGGAACATAACGTTTTCCCGGTTCTTGTTTAGAAGGTGGTGTAGCTTGTCGCTTACCAGCATTTACTTCACGAGTATTTGCGCGTTTAGCGTTAGTCATTTTTTGTTTATCAATTTCACCAGCCATAGTTATCTACCTTTTGACCTTTCTTTGGCCAACTCGTTTGCGCCAAGCAAACTCATTAACCATGTTCCAACATTACCACCACGCTTACTCTTAATTGACTCCTCTAGGAATGCCAAGTCAACTAGTGCACGTTTCTTTTGCGCAGCAGTTTCTTTCTTTGATGGAGTTGTTCCACGTTTTACAATCTTGTTTTGATCCTCTATCTGTCGGACTACTGGATCTTTTCTTCCTAACCTAGGACGTATTCTGTTATCTTCTGTAAATCCCGGAAGGCTTAACCGTGGATCCATTATCATTCCTGTAGAAGACTCAGGGGCCAGTAATCTACCAAGCCAAGGTACAGCCTCTTTACGTGCAGCCATACGTTCTTTTACTACAGCAATATTCTGATTATTTACTGCACTTCTTTGTAACAAATCACCAGCCACAGATGGCTCAACCATACCAGCTTGCAAATCAATAGGTAATTGTCCACCTTGTAACTGTTGTATGCGTTGTACTAGTGCAGCTTGTGCTTCAGGCGTTGTTTCAAGATTTTTTGTTCGTGATTCTTCCCAGTCAACTCGCTGTGGTTTAAATGGTGGAGCTGGTTGTTTTGGTGGATTTATAAGATCTTTTGTTTCCGGAGTAAGTTCGTTATATAAGTTATTTCGCATACTTAGCACGTTACGAACTTCTTGTGGTAGTCTCTTCCACTTTTCTTCAAAATTAAGATCCGCCACAGTTTGCCTTACGGCTGGATTATCATCCATTACTGATTTTCTTAATTTGTCTTCTGGGTCGTCAGTCTCGTAATTTAATTTATCTTTCGCTAAACGTTGTATTAAGTGTTCGGATAATCTTGGATATCGTGCAACATATTCCGGATTAGCAATGTTTTCCATATTTTCTCGATCACGAGGATGTACATATCTTGGTAAATCATTAGTAATAAGTGATTTTGCGCGATTATGTTGATCAATATCGATGTCTGATGATGTTGATCTACCAGCATAAAACAACTCTGGCATTAAACTCGGTAAGTCATCATTTGGATACAATGTACTCCTATATGTGTTGGGATCACCTATTAGCTCATAAAGCGGTTTATTATATTGACCTAATAGTTTGTTGTTGAATTGCAATGTCTGCAACGTATTGGTGACACGTGGCTTTTGGCTGTTTGATCCAAAAAACTCTTTATCAAGCTTGCGGCGATCAGACGTATTTAATCCTGCTCGCATCTTAAGATAAAAATCAAGCCAATTCCCTGTTTGCTCATCTTGCATTTAATTACCGCCCACGACCTCGATCGGCTAGTGGTTTCATGCCAAGTAAAACAGCCATTGATCCACTAGCTAATGACTTAACGTTGTATCGTCCTGTACGAGCCGCTTCTTTATGGGGCACTGTAAAGCCAGCAGACTTTGCTTTTGGGGTTGCTTGTGGCTTAGCAGTAATCTTAGACTTTGTAGGTTGTGGAGCCAAACGACTTTTAAACGTATCAGGGTTTTGTGCTTTAGCAGCCCTTAATTCACGAGCTAATCTCTGTACGTAGAAGTACTGACTTTCGCCCGGTTCTGGTTGAGGATACTTTAATCCAGCAGAATGCCACTTATCAACTGCAGCTTGCGTCGGTAAGTGGCTATTAGCTGGCGCACCAGTAGGCGTCATAAATAACGGGTAATCGCGCTCTTGAGGCATTGTCTACCTACTTTTTCTTTTTATTTGCTGCCTGTATGCGTTTAGATAATGTTGGAGTGGTTCGCGCATTTGGTGATGCTGCAAAATCATTTTTTCCAACTTGTTGGCGAGCATAACGCTGTCGAGCCTGTTGTGCAATAATGTCGTTCTGTCTCTCGCCACGATCAATTGCAATATCTTGACGCTTATTATCAGCGCGTTTAATCGCGTCTTGAAACTTACCTTCACTATAGTATCCGCGACGCTCATTCATTGATGCGCCAACTGCAATGGCACGAGTGCGGTCCCGCTTACTTGGCAGGACACCGTTATCCATCATCATTTCCATGCGCTCTTCTTGACGTTGAGAATCCTTGATTCGCTTTACAGGATCCATACCTTGAAGTCGCATTGTACGAGCATTGCGAACTGGATTGCCCTGCGCATCAGTTGTGTAATACTCTGTTGCGTAATCAGACGAACCAGCCATACCTACATCACGTTTACGGGGCATAATTATCTACCTCTTCCTCTATTGCCTAAGAGCTTCATTCCAAGCAGAGCTGCCATTCCAGCTCCTGCTCCTCCAAGTTTAGTATTCTTGGATGGGGTGCCCCTAATAATTGTTTTTTTACGACTACCCATCATCTCTCGCATTGTTATAGCATCTTCTGCCATGTGGCGTGTTTGTGTGCGACTATCTGATAATCGCCCATCTCCTCCTCGTTCGCGATCCACTTGTCCACTCCATGAACCTAAATCTTGTGTTCCGGGATGTACAAATGAACCACCCTTTTGCTTCCCATTATTCTTTTTTGCATATGCATCAAATGAAGCTCTACTATTGTATTTCGGGACTGGGTTACGATTGTCTAAATTCTGAGGCATAACGTACTACTACCTTCCTATCAACATGTACAGTTGACCTTTCCGCATTTAGGGCATTTCTTGCCCTTTCCATACTCAGCAGTTTCGTGCTTAGCGTATGCTTTTGGTGACAATCCCTTTTTGCCGTACTCACGCTTTTCCATTTTTTCCATGGACTTACTCATACCTTTATGAGCACCTGTCTTCATTCCCATCATCTGGGACATTGTTTTCCTCATTTACAGTTCCACGCTCTCAAGGATTTATTGATCCGGCTATTAGGGTCATTTGCAGTCTTAGATGAAGTGTTTTTAGCCTTCATGCCAGACATACGGGCACAAAAAGAGGCACGACGTCCTGCGTCTGCCTTTGTTTTCGGATTTGGTGCTGGAGGTTTTAAATTAGCTCCAGTCGTGCGTTTAAAATGCGCACGTCCAGCGGCGTTTAAGCCACCGGATGGATTTTGATATTTTTTGACAACTCCCATTTATTCACCTAGTGCATTATACATAAAAAAAGTCCGCATATAGCGGACTTAATTCATTAATCATCTGCGAATGGGTCATCTATGTCATCTACTTTTAATTGACCAGCTGGCTTTGGATTTGGTATTGATTCTTGTTCTTTTCGTGAATCGAGTAACTGCCAATTATCAACGATAATCTTGACAGTCTGTTGTTTAGCGCCTTCTTTATTGACGAACTGTTCAAGTTGAATCTTACCTACAATACCAATCAAGCGACCTTTTTGTGCATATTCCGCAAGTGCATCACCTTGTTGTCCGAATGCAGTGCAACTAAAGAAATCTGTTTCTTTTTCGCGTCCTTTGCGGTCCACAGCTACACGAATGTTACACAAAGACTTACCGCTAGGTGTCTGACGAGACTCAGGATCGGCAACTAACCGTCCTACAATAGTACATTGATTAATCATGGTAAGATGATTATATCAGATGTAATACATAAGAGTGGAGATAATGATATGAGCTGGCTTAGTCAAGTAGTAAAAAAAATTAGCAAGAATGCTATCCCTGAAATTGACTTCTCGGAAACATTCATTGCTAAAAATGTAACAGTTGTTGCAGTGCAGCGATTATTAGTAGAGTTAAGCGATGACGACTTACGGCGCATTTGGAGAATGATTGGAAACGAACTGGCTAAACGTAAAAACCAGTGAAACCAAGAGCGCTAATTTACTTAGCGCTCTTTTCTTCTGCCATCCAATACTTATTAAAAGCCTGTGTAGTTACTGGAAGTACTTCACTTAACACATACCAGCAATCTTCTGCAATTTCACGGTGTTCCTGCTGTGTATGAGGACTCATTCTCACACGACAGTAGTGTAACCAGTCACGAACCGTACCCTTCATGTACAAACGCGTACCAACACACAATGGAAGCACCATTCTTGCCGACTCTAGTGCAACACCAGACTTTACTAACTCGTCATAAGCTCGTATAGCAACCAGAATTGGAGCAAGTGCTTTATTATCCATTTGAAATTGTGTTTCTTGATCCTCAAATTCAACACTTCCTTGCCTATTGGTACTGCCTTTTCGCCTCATTTTTGGCAAATCTAACTCAATCTTACTCGTGACGGCATACCTTTGGCTAAATTCCTGAAAATGGAAGCTCCTATGACGCAAGATTTGTGCTGAAATAGCCCTTGATGTGTAGATTTCCATAACAACATCAACCATTTCAAATACAGACCAGTGTCCCTCACGCATACAGTAACGTAAAAGGCCTTCATATTCAGGGTTATTCTCATTATCGGATGAAATCCGAGCCAAATGAATCATGAATTCTTCCGCGTCGGGCTGAATATACTTGAGTGTAGCTGCCATCTTTCCTCCATACCCCAGACGGGACTCGAACCCGTACACCTTGCGGTAACAGATTTTAAGTCTGTCGTGTCTACCGTTCCACCACCGGGGCTAACGGACTATTGTACCATGATGTAATACATGGTATATTGCTAATGAAACGCGATGATATCTTAAAAGTCCGCCCATCATGCCACTATAGCGACAGTTGAGACGAGCGAATCTAAAGGCCCCTACACAGAGGGGCCTTTTTTATTTGACTGATCGATCACTATTGCGTTTGTATGATCGGTTTGCAGATGGACTTTTCAAAATCAGGTTACTCATAGAGTTTGACCCACCTTTAGATAGTGGCTTCTTGTGGTCAATATCTTTACCTGTGCGGTCAATACCTTTAGCATCCATGGCTCTGCGAGCACGTTGCCGTTCCATGCGTAACGGGTGTTCGCCACGAGCCTTCTGTTGCTCGTATTCCTTTTTATATGGCCTAGCTTTATTTACGTAAGGCATCTTTGTCGTCCTTGCACTCTACAATCTCAATTCCATCTAACTGAGACAGTCTCCACATGGCGTAATACTTTGGGATACTATTCTTGTTTAACTCATCATCGGATATGTTGCGCTCTTTGCACCATTTGCGGAAGTTTAGATAACTGCCATAGTCAGTAATCTTTTGATGAATGAACATAATTCCGCTGGAAATTATAACTCCAACGAGTACGGACTCAAGTTGCATTTGTGATAATAGGTATTGCACTTACTATTTTCCTCTTAGATGAAACCATTTGTTTGCTTCCGCCTGAATATGGTACTGCTAGTCCGTCACGCACTAACTGTTCATTAAGAGTGCAATACCCCTTATCGCTTCTCACAGTGACTAACCTGCGCCCATATTTGTCTGCCTTAGCTTCTACTTGGATTGTAAATTTTTCAAGCCTAGCTGCAGCATCATCAAACCAGAACTTAGCTTCTAGGACACATTTCCGTCCTTCCGCTGTTGTTTTCTCCGGCGTATCAATTCCGTGGAGCCTACAATGCTGATCCACCATCCAGATGCCAAAACCAAGATCGATATCACAAACAAAAGTATCGCCATCAATGACTCGTTTAAACTTGATTCCGTATTCATACATGTGTTGATTATAACAAAAAAGACCAGCGTGACAGGGCTGGTCTTTTCTTTTTGCAGAGTTTGAGTACGTCGGACAGAAGAGGAGGTTTCTGTGCTTTCATACAATGCTCACCTTTCGGTGGCAAAAATATAATACCACCCTACGGCAGAAAGAGTAAGGACCGTAGAGTGGCACTATCCCCAGTGCGTTTACATACATGGGGGACTCCTACTGTTGGGATCGAACCAACGACCATCCGGTTAACAGCCGGACGCTCTACCGCTGAGCTAAGTAGGATTACAAACTATTCTATGGCTCCTTTGAGCCATTCTGTGACACGATCCGCAAATGGTGAATGTAATGTGCTATTGCTTCTCTCACGAACCAGCTTTGGTTCCTCTTCGACACTATCGACTGGATATTGGCTAACATCTCCGGTGTCATGCGTAGCACAAACATGCACGGATAGTTGATCTCCCTCTGTTTCTTTATCTTCATGCATTAATCCTTTACACACATGCACAACTGTTTTAGAGTAACTTGTATTCTTGGTCAATGCATATGCAAGAAACCATAGTGCTTTAAGCACATCTTCCTCGTATGAGGACCCCTGCTTTTTACCAGCCCTAGCAAGATATGCCACAGCAGTAAAAAGATACCTGTCAAGGTTCCACGCATCAGCTGCGTGTACTGGTTGTAGCTCATCGTTATTGTAGTATGCCATCTATACCCCCGTTGATCCAAAGCCACCAGCACCACGGTCAGTCTCCTCAAACAAGGAACCTTCCTTTAATACCACTGGCTTACAAAGTATTACAGGAGCAATAACAAGCTGCGCAACGCGCATACCGGG